TTGAAAAAGGAGAGAGGGGAAGAGTAAAATGCCATATTGCACAAGTTGTGGAAGCTGGATTCCAGAAGGTCAAGGCAAGTCATGCTCAATGTGTTATGGTGATATTTCTTATGGTAGAGATGGTTACTATAGACAATGGGCCGAGAGACAACAAGAGTTGCAAGAAGAAATTCAGCCACCTGAAGAAAGCGAGAGGGAAGAATAAAATAAGGAATTAGTAACTTTATGCATATCATTCAATCTGTAATGATATCCAGATCTATATAATAACTTGTTATGGGTATAGAGAGGTACGAGATGCACACAAAACCAATGAGTGATTCTGAGGGCGAGTTTTCAGAATGGAAAAATGCTAAATATACCAACTGTCAAATTTGTAACTCAACAGATGTTTCCTACGAAGAGTGGGATTCCTCATGTGGTGGGTATATTGATTATAAATATAGATGTAATACATGCGCACATACGTGGTGGGTGGATGGACCGGACGCATAACAAAATGGAGCAGACAAGCTGCTCATCATCATGTTATAGGTAAAACATGGAGACACAAAACATAACTATAGAAATTAATTGCAATGGAAAATATTGTGATGATAATTCCATTCAGTTCGGAGCGGGATACCATAGATGTAAATATTTAGCTACTGACTGCAATAGAGAAGACTTTTGTGGAATATTTGATTGTGAATTACGACATAATAGAAAATTGAATCAGGCTTATCGGTGTAGGCAATGTCGTGATAAATATAAACCTACAACCAAGTAATTGACAAGACCGCGTGAATCTCTTGCCAGAAATCAGCATAGAGCGCGGCTTGTCATTACCAACGTTATACGGAGAAGGAAGAATAATATGGCAGGTGAAAATGACGAAATAGCCATCAAAGCCATTCTTCGAGCATTGCGTTTAGAAGACGGCGAAGACCCTTTTGCATTGTATCAAGAGGCTAAAATTAGCAAAGGTGCATTATTAACATATATCGCAAAAGAATTGAGTGTAGGGGAGAAAGGAAAGCAATCATGAAAAAGGCAATCATATTATTAATCATATTTATGTTAATCGGGGGTGTTGCCATTGCTCAGTATTTGGATATTGATAAAGATACACAGTATGAGGATGCTATACCTACACCTATACTTACAATCGGTTCTTCACCAGCACTTATAGTTCATGATGAAAAAATGCAGGAATTGCTCCGCCTATCATGGGAGAGTGGTAATTTAGAAATCACATTCCCCACCGGCGAACCCTCTGAGGCCGTCAAGAAGTTCTTTGAGTGGTTAGAATTATATACCGATCTTAAAAAAATTATTGCCCTTGATGAACTAGATGCCTGTGAGAAAAAGCTCAAAGAGATACAGGATGTTTTAGACTCCGGGGAGAAAGGAAAGTAAGATGCCAGAAGATAATAATAACTTATTATTTCCAGAGGGTGCAATAAGGTTTACACAAACGGCAGCAGCACAAACGGAAGAATTAGCTTACCCTACCAATAAGGATATAATGGACAAGCTGAATAATATCGAGGAATTGCTAAGAGCAATACTTCTCAATAAATCAGAAGGGACATATATTACAAGTTATTTTTAAATCGCAATGGAAGAAGGAGGTGAATAATATGGCCTGCCCTGAATGTGGTTGCATAGTAACATATCAATATGATGATAGCTGGGATGGTTTTGACAGTACCGAAGGTTGGGAAAGATGTTCAGCTTGTGGTTATATTTTCTATGCCGAAGATAGCGCCCCGGATGAAGAGGATTACGATGATGATTATAATCATTACCCTGCGTGGGAGAAAGGAGGTGAATGATATGAGAGATGGAGAACCGATAGATATTGGTAAGAAAGCATCGCAGGTAGAATTACAGCTTAATCTAGCCTATGAAGCAATTGACAGGCTTAAGGCTTTAAACGATGACCTTATCAGCAGATTAGCTGTAGTGTTGAGAAATCCTGAGATCACGAAAGGTAAAGATGTCGCGAAAGAGACTACTTCACTGGTTCCGATTGCCGCTGAAATTAATGGAATTTCAGAGAAAATCAACGAACAGGCGGACGGACTTCGCGATTTACTTGATCGATTGGAGATCTAAAATTAACCCCGCGCCCCAACCGGCCCATAAGTTTGCTTAGAGGCAGTGCCCTTTTTTAACGGATACCGGGAAGGGGCAGGGGTTTATTAATTCTTGTCAATAAAAGCGGCTATTCCGCCATATAAGATAGTGGCCCCGGTTATTATCTCTTTTACATGCTCAGGATTAACAGTAACACCTATCAACCCGATAAACATAACGATTGCCTTCATTGTTGACGGTTCTTTCAGCCATTCAATTAACTTGTCAATTTTTGTTTTGTTCATAATTACCCCTCCTTCTCATAAGTGTCCGGGTGCGGCACTCTATATGCCAATGCCCGTATATCATCGGCAGTCACATTCTCTTTATCCAATGCCTGTATTAATTCCATAGCCATCGGGAGCCCATACTTTAAGATAAGCTCCAAAACAGCAACCCCTATCTGTATTCTGGTTTCGTCCATGATTTACCTCGCTTTCAAAAAAGGTTCTATGTATTTTGTCAGGTCAATCAGCAATTTGTTCATTTCATTCACAGCGACATTTACTTTGTCTTTGTTGTCGGCTGACTGATAATTGGTATACGCTTCCAAGGCTTCTTGCGCTGCGTGATATGCCGCCCAATACTTTACTGCCAGATCCCGGCCCTTTGCTTTCTGAGCATCAGAAATGATGCCCTGCTTGTGCAGTTCCAGGAAAGCCGGATACCCGTTCTCGTACACACTCGCGCTTGAAGCAAGGGCCTTGTATGCCATCTCCTGAAAATTGCTATGAGCGCAGGCTATCAGGCCCAACAGCAAAATAAATAGAATGTTAACTCGGATTAATCTTTTCATGTTGTTCTCCTTTGTTAAAAGTTTTGCATCCATCAAAAATATCTCCTATCTTTTTCAACCAGATAAACATCAAAGTTTTTTCGTCTTCTGTTATCCGGCCATTTTTACGCATGTTCACAATAAAACCTTCCAGGCATTGAACGGCATTTCTGCCTTTGTCCTGTTCATCTTCTGTGAGATTCGACATTTTATCACCTCACGTTATAAAAAGCCCATACTCTCTATCGCCTTGCCCTGAGAAGTCCTCATCAGCGCTTGATTTGGAAGCCTGAGCGCAGAACCTTTGCTGTCAAGGGTTCCCGTCTGCCCTTTTCGATCTTCGCACTAAATATCTAACATTTTCCTTAATTTCATTGACATCGTCTTTTATCCCCGATATCTCAGAAGCATTTACCTGCGCTTGGAGACACATAGCATCAACTTTTAGATACCACTGCGAAAATATAAGGAGAAGAATCCCGCCTGCAACATAAATAGCTATCCGTTTGGTTGATCCGTTCGTTTCTTTTGTCATGGTCAGTCCTCGCTTTCAGTTAGTTTTTTTCACCCACTGGTACAGTTTTCCGTCTTCTTTGTGAATCCGTCCATCAATCACAGCCTTCAGATATACCTTGCCTGTAACCTGATCCAGAAACACATCTTCTCGGATCTTGGTTTCTTTTACAGTCTCAGTTTCATAGATTATTGTTCCTTTGAACTTCTGTTCGACTTTACCGTTTACAATCTCAAAGCCGTCCGGCTCCTGCTTGACTTCGCCTTCGACCTCTTTTACTCTCTCAACCTCTATCTCCTCAAAGGCATTCTCAACAGGAATCTCAGGAAGCTCTACCTTTTCATAAGTCTCTTCCCATACTCTGAGTATTGCCTCTTTAATGTAAGAGGGTATTTCGGGATGAATTGCTTCACCTGCCGGAATAACCCCATTAAAGCGAAAATGAGTTGTACCTCCCACAAGCCCCGGAATCTTGTCAATTCTGAGTACCGAAGCATTCCCATTTTCGTCTATTGTGTAAGAATAATCCTGCGCCATAACCGGCATTGCGATAAGTAAAAAAGCTATGATATATTTGAACATAAAAACCTCCTTTAGTTTGCTGCTGTGTAAGTAAGTGAAAAAGATAAATTCCATGCATCATCTACCTCCGTTTGGGTTAAGTTTCCTAATACCCCAGCATCAGAAACAGTAGTTAAAGTAATATAGCTTACATTATCACTTATATTTGCTCCCGTTCCATTTGGGATGCTGCCTCCGTGACCCGATAAGACTGAAAGCCCAACAGACGAACCTGCTGTATCCGCTAAGTCGGCGGCAGTATATGGTGCAGATATACGGATTGTTCCATTACATGAATCATCAGAAGTTGTTTCGAGATACCCTTGGACATGAACCACTTTGCCCCATTTTGTTATTGCTAAAGTATTTCTATTTGTATCAAGTGTAAACCCCCCACTCAAAGAACAAGTCACCGTAGGATTATACGTCCCCTCCTCGTAATCATCAAGGGTATTAGCTCTCGCCGAGGGGTTTTGTGTAGCGGGGAAAACAATCTGACCTTCTGTGAGTGTAACCACATCGACAGTCAGGTCTTCAGCCATCAGCACATCCCCGTCAGCCTCGATAGTCATGTTGGTGGTTGTCCCATCCCGAAAGTAGGTGTCATTACCGTCCCCGGCAGAGATATATAACTTTTCGCCCGTTGCAATATACATTATATCTGCATCACCATCACCAATGTAAAAGTCATCACTTGCATCCACATAAGCGACTGTCACAGGCGTCCCGCCAGCGTTATCGATGGATATGAGTTTATTGTTTGTGTCGAGGACAAGGTTTCCGTCAATGATTACATCTTCACCCGCAGGGTCAAGGGTTATGTCGTCTACGGCATCAATGTGTAGGCCCCCGTCAGCCTCAGTCAGGAAGTCTGCATAATAAGTCGCTGACCCATTGCTATCATTATACGTCAGCCTCAGATTATTCCCATCAGCCGAATTGATTTCGACTGATTTGTCGGGGCCTGTGGTCTTGATACCGACGTTGCCGCTACTATCCTGAACAAATATCCCCTTCCCCCCATCTTCAAAGAGGGAAAGTCCTGCAGCATCAAATGCCTCAATCTTATCGGTTTTCAGTTTAGCACCATCCGCCATTGTAATGTTGCCATCTGCATTAATCAAAAGGGCTTCAATGCCATTATGGCTTGATGGGTCAGAGGCTAAATCAACTGTATTATTAACTACAAAAACCAGCCGTCCCCCTACTACTGTGTTTCCGGCAACAATATAATTTGCAGCATTATTGCCTAGTTGTAGCCCCTGCCATTGAAAGTTACCTCTATGATTATTGCTATCATTAGTGTATCGTGGAGATATGGCTCTATTTCCCTGAAGTGTAATTTGACTCCGAGATAATATAGCACCAGAGGCAATGCTCAGTTCAGGTGTCCCCCCAATCTCAAGGGTGAGAATACCGGAAGCACGGTTGATTGAGCCAATGGTAAGTTCGCCCGTTCCAAGAGACAACCCAGCGAAGGTCGGGCTTGCTCCCGTATGAATATCTTGAGGAGTAGATAAAGTATCATCTGTTAATGTAATTTGGTTAGCAGTTCCAGCAAGATTTGTATTCGCTGAAATATCAACCGTAGTAAGATATGATCCCAGATCAGATATATCCGCCTCAACTAATGCCCGGCTTTCCCATGAATCCCCATCGGCCATAAGAGCGTTTTTATCCGTTGGAGTAGTTACCCCGACATCGCTTAATTCAGATAATTGGGTTGCGCCACCTGATCCGGCGGCCCAGACTAATTCCCCTGGAACATCATCCCACATTAAATATCTGTCAGCCCCAGGGTCAGCAGGGAAAACCGTGTCGGTTCCGCCTACACCTAAAACTGATTCGGTTATGTCTGTGGCGTTATAAGCCCCGGTCACATCCCCTGAAAAGGCCTGATCTTCATCAACATAGTCATCATCAAGTAAAGCCGTAAGATCACTCTCTGAATCATAATACTGGTCATCTAAGGCATCATTAGCAAGCGTAATGGCTCCCCCATCAGCTATTGTGGCTTCCCCTGAAACTGTTGCCCATTTCGCTGTGCCTTCAGAAGCGTACTGTAGAATTTGAGCGGATGAACCAGTAGCAGGGATATGTTTGTAGCCATTTGCTGTAGAATGCTCAAAGTCTATGTCTCCTGTATCATCCTGATAAGTGACGGAGAGGCCTGTTTCCGTACCGCCAAGCATCCCACCGACAAAATCCTCTACCTCTTCCTCAGTAAGATTAGTATTGTCCAGATAACCAGAAAGGTCTACCGTGGTAGCATCATCAGTAAGAGAAAGAGTATTACCCGCAAGACTTAAATCTTGTATTTCATTTGTTGTGCTTCCGTCCACCTCAGCAGTTAGATATGTTCCACTTAAATCCGGAATATCAGACGTTCCAAGCGCACGGAAGGAAGGAGCCGCCGCCTCTCCACTTGTAGGCCCGGCAAATACTGTGTTAGCCGCCTGAGTGTCGAGGGTAAGCTCCTGAGTAGATAGACCAAGAAGATTTGCTCCTAATGTGGCGGATAAGGTTACAGCGTCATGAGAAGACGGCGTAGCCCATGAAGGAGCTGCACTTGCTCCGTTGCTTTTTAAATATTGCCCATCAGATCCTAAAGCAAGTTCGGTAATGTCCCCATCAGTATTTGAATAAAATATTCTCCATGCTGTTTGATCCACAAAAGAAGTAAGGTTTGTATATCCGCTGCCGCCCTCAGAGTTACAGACAATTCCAGTGCCTGCGACATAAGTACAGTATTTGGTATCAGTCAATGTCCCTTCATTCAGGGAAAATGTCGTTCCGGTTAAATCAAGAAGTGTGCCTCCGGCTGTATAAGTTGTATTTACATCAGTCCCGCCAAGGTTATGAAAGTCATTCGTAACAGCCCCTTGAAGATCTGAAAGGCTATTATAATAACCTGAAAGGTCAACAGAACCGCCGTCTGTCAGGGATAAAGTATCACCAACCAGAGATAAATCCTGAGTATCAGTGTTATCAAGATAACTCGAAAGGTCAACAGTAGTAGCATCTCCGGTCAAGGACAAGGTATTAACAGCAAGGCTTAAATCCTGCGCGTCTGTGTTATCCAAGTAGCCTGATAAATCCACTGTCGTAGCATCGTTGGTGAGTGAGAGGGTGTTGCCTGCAAGAGAAAGGTCTTGAGCATCAGTATTATCCAGGTATCCACTTAAATCAACAGATCCGCCATCTACCAAGGAAAGAGTATTACCTTCAAGACTTAGGTCTTGCGTATCAGTATTGGTATCAGTATAGTTGTCAGCGTGAATAACCGTAGGGGCCTGCGATACTGTCCAATCTACTATCGTAGGCTTATTACTTAAATCATCATAATCTTTATCCCAGGCAGTGAATACAGGGTCGGTCTCAGCATCCACAACAAAATCTATCGTTCCATCATCATCTTGATATGTAACTGTAATTCCTGTTTCGGTATTACCTGTTACCATCCCGCCCGCATAGTCTTCAACCTCTTCCTCTGTCAGTTGTGTATCGGTATCAGTGTAATTACCCGCATGTATATTCGTTTCACCCTGATCTTGTGTCCAGTCTATATGCTCATTGGCCACATAATCAGAAAACCCGTCATGCTCTGCTCCACCTGAAACAGCAAAATAAGTCGAATCATGAGTATCAAGGGTGTCGGCATCCCCGACTTTCTCTCCCACTGTGTAAATACCCACTCCCCATATAGTTTCAACTTCACCCTCTGTATTCCATTCTGCATCACGGGTTATATCAGCATGCAGGCTTAGGGTATCATCGGTTAGTGTGATTTCGTTGGCTGTGCCTGCCAGGTTGGTGTCTGCACTTATATCCAATCCTGATATGGTAGTCGTATCATGAGCATGAGAATTATCGGCAACAGTAATCGCCCCACCGTCTGCGATAGTAGCATCAGAGGATAGGGTTATCCATTTCGCTGTTCCCTCTGAAGAATATTGTAATATCTGAGCCGCCGCCCCATCAGAGGGAATGTGCTTATATCCGTTTGCTGTGGAGTGACTTATGGTAACATCGGCATCGCTTCCGGGTAACACATCGTCAGCCCCGCCTGTAAGACCAGTCCCGGCTACAATATCTTTCTCGATTGTTAATGCAAGAGTAACATCGGAATCTGCACCAATCAGAATATCATTAGTTCCACCTGTAAGTGGAGCGGTTGTAACTAAATCTTTAAGCAAAGACAAACTTAAAGTATCATCTGTTAATATTATCTCATTTGCCGTTCCAGCTAAGTTTGTATCATCAGAAATGTCTATGCCTGATAGTGTCGCGCCAGTGTGTTCGTGGGAGTCGTTTGCTACCGTCACCTTTCCATCCGCCGCGATTGTTGCATCTTCTGACATTACTACCGGGTTAAAGTTGGTTCCATCTCCCACCAATACAGCGCCCAGGGTATTCGTGGTCATGAACAAATCATCTCCGGCAATAGATAAATCTCCAGATATAATTATGTCTGTACCATCTGTGCTAAATGGACTATCAGCAAACCCCGTAGCGGACATATAAGGAATGTTTCCATCTGTAAGCCCTGAAAGCTTTGTCGTAACAAAAGTAGGTGAGGAGTCAGAAGTATAATCTTGATCAAGTATGCTGTTTGCCTCTACGGTGAGAGATCCCAGGAGGGATATAGTCTGTCCTTGTACCGAGGTAAGGTTTGGGAGCGTATCAATAGCCGTTTCAATCGTTGTCTCAGTCGTTGCGTCAATGCCCATTAATCCATTTAAAGACCCGCCTGTTAAGGATGCTGTTCCATCCGATAATGATGTTCCAGAGATATTTCCATCAGAGTCTATTGACGCAACTGTGGCCTCATCACTGTCTTTGATGTTTACTGCATAGGCCCCTGCGTTGTCCGGGAGAATTATATTGAGAGGACTGCCGCCTTTTACGCCTATGGTCACAATATAGTCGATTCGGGTTACATCAATTGTTTCGGCAAGTAGCCCCTCCTCAACATAATCCCCGTCAACAGCGTAAGTCATGTAAGGGGTTAAAACAAAGGATAGAATAAAGCCTATATAAAAATACCATATTGATCTAAGCGCTCTCACTTTAACCACCCGCATTATATTTTGTCAAAGGATACCAAACACCAGAAGAGATGCCGTAAAGAAGCATCGCATCTGCTATATTATTCATGGTAAAATCCGTTCCAGATAGAATGCTTGCCCCGTTTTTAATCACGATTGAACGATCTGCATGAATAGGCTTTATCAGAAGCAATTCGCCCGCTCTTCCTCCATTTATAGTATCAAGATCATCGGTAGCCGCATCATCTTCAGTGTCAACAGTATGAAACCGAAAGTAATTTGATCCGGTTACTGTTATAGCATCACCTGAAATTACTTTTTCAGTCGGAGGACCAAAACCAATTGTAGTCAAAAGACTGGAAGACATAGCGTTTACAACGTTTATATCTTCACGCAATAAAGATAAAAATTCTCGATAAAGAATAGTTCTATCAAGAAATTTACCGTTTGAATCTTTTACCCCTCTTAAAGCCAATAGGATTTCAAGCACCTCTTTGACTGCTGTTTCAAAAGGTGTTTTAGGATCAGGTATCGCGGGAAATTTTGTTGCCATGCTTTACGCCCAGGGCCGGTATATTATTTCAATGCCCCATGTCCGGGAATTGGTGTTTGCGTACTCAAAATAAATTATATCGCCGTCATTGCAATACCGTCGCTCTTCCCATGCTTTCCAGATATCGGATACAGTTGATGTTGTATCGGCAATAGAATCTAATATTGCATCCCAGGCTGCGCCCTCTTCGTGGTCTATTTTGATATAATAGGCCTCCGCTGCGCCTCCGGCTGCTGATAACGTCAATCTTACTTCCATAATCTGGAACTCGTTATTATATGGGTTCTGGAAGCAGGTTTTGTATGTATCGGAACTTGCGACCGTTTCAGCTACATAAGTCGCCGTAATATTTATTACGTTGGTGTCAACTGAAACGATTTTATGCACACCATTGTAATTTGTAGTTCCGGCGATAAGTACATAATTGTTTGCGCTTAACCCATGCGCTGTTATCGGTATTCCAACAGTTCCATCACCATTATCCACAACCGTTGCATCAGCCAGCGCCCCGTTCATTGCCTTGGTTCCGCTTAAATAAGCATGTTCAATTTGTTCCCATTCTGTTTTCCATATTTTCATGATAATCTCCTTGTTTAAAATTAAAAAAGCCTTACTTGATTAATCATTCGCTTTCTTTCTCAGGTTCCTGTATTTTTTACGCATCTCCGCTCTTGATTCATAAGTAGAGGCATTAACCCCCACCATATCAACAATATCTCCGATTATCTCTTCTACCGGCATATTTTCAAAATCTCCTTCAGCCCTTTGATATGTTTCAATAAAATTCTGTACCCCTATAGGAGTTCCAAGATTATACGCTGTATTGCTTATTGTGGGTTTTTCATAATAGAAATTACGACCCCTTGTTATATCAATGGCAGTTCTTGTAACCGGAGCCGATTTATTCGCCATAAAATCAATGATTACATCGAAAAGAGTCTTGGAGCCATATTTCCCTGAATTAAGATCAGTTATTTTCCGGGTTGTTGTACTCTTTGTTTTAAAGGTTGCCGCCCTTGCCAGCAGGGTAATAATTGATCCTTTTCCTGCCGTTAAGTCGTATCTGGTGTCATTAATTTTTATTTTCATAAAATCAGAACTTAGCGGGTTCCACTCTACAACATCTTTTTTCCCAAATAACTCACCGAGACCGTCTGCTATAGCAGCAACAAGAACAGTCAGCCCCACTATTTTTAATAGATTTAACCTGGCCTGTTGTCTGGCGAACGATGTTTTCAAACCGGCCCCACCGAAATGAGCGGTTAAAACATTCACATTCCCCCATAACATTTTTGGAGCCCAGAATATCAGCCTTAACGGGCCGCCTGAACCCATTTTTCCTAAGTCTCCGCGAGCAGTTATCGAGTTTATCAATTTGCCTGTTTCTTTAACCCATTCTTTATTCCCTGTATCAACACCCTGCATTTCAGCTATTTTTTTGAGCATATCATAAGTGTCTATCCTCATTCTTACCCCAGAGTTAAGGAAGGCGTTTTCTGATGCCTTGAAAGCCCTACCCATAAATGGGATTCTTTCAGGTATTGAGGTTGGAAACTGCTCTTCTGATTTCGGTATCAGCTTTGCAGTATCATAGTCACCATTCACATAGTTTAGCCTGGAATACGCGTCAGCCATTACCGCATCTCTAACCAGTTGCCCACCATGCTTGCTTATCATTGTTTTATAAATGTCCACAAAAGACTTCTTTGCAGCCGGAACCCATACCGTGGGATGTGTAAGAAGAGTATTAAGCCCCTGTCTACCCAAGAAGCTATTGTCGAGTGTCGCCATAAGAGAAATAGATAGGTCTGATATTGTCCTGATAATATCCATTGCAGATTTTGTAAAAGCAGAAGCCCTGTTCTCTTTCCATGCAGTCTTGACCTCTGACCATTCATCTTTGAGCATAGTTTTTATTGTTCGGTCAGAACCTTTCAGGAAATCAATATACCGTAAAAACGCTACCTTTGCCGCTCCATACTTGAACCTGTCTCCCCCGGTTTCCATCTCTTTTCTTGCGTCAGACATAGCCTTTGACAATTCAATAAGCCTGTCAGCTTCTTCCCGTGTAACTACCCCTGAAGCATTAACGGCAGCATCAAAGGTAGCTTTCAGGGTATCCCTATCAGCCTTTAGTTTGCGCCCTTCGGCATCCAAGATCGTTGTTCTTTTACCGGATTTCTGTAGGTCAAGTTTTTCCAATTTGTCAGTGAGCTTTTTTGATTCATTCGTAAGCCTGGTTTTAAGCCTCTGCAATGCTATTTCTTCAGGGGTTCTTTTCGGCTTTGCCAGATCCCGTAATTCTTTAACTTTGGCTTTGAGGGAGTCCCTTTCTTCTCTCAGTTTGTTCAACTGTTCAGATTGTACCGGCGTTCTTTTGGCGGCAGGCGTCAGGTCGTTTTCATTTATCCTGCGGGTATACTCAACAATGGACTTTTCAACCACCTTGATAGCCATATTAATGCGCTGATCATCCGTTATTTCAGTTTTACCGAATATATCATCAAACTGTTTTTTGAGGTCATCTCTCTGTTTTTGTAACCTTTTGGCTTCGGCATCATAAGTCAATCCGGTTTTTGTTTTAACTATTTTCTGCCTTGTCTCGATTTGATATTCAAGGTCTTTAATCTGATTAGAAAGTCTGGTCTTTACAGCATCAAGCGCAGATTTAAGCTGTTTCTCAGGATCAATAGCCTTAATCCCAAGTTCCTTTTTCATCTCTTCAACTTGTTTTATCAGCCTGCGCTCTTCATCTGTAGGCGTTCTGCGTTCTATCCCTGTCTTGAGCGGAGCCCGGCCAGCCTGCATATCTTGGAGCTTTGCCACCTGCTGCATTTGACCCTTGAGATCACGTAGCTTTACAAGCACTTCATCCTTGCTCAATGGCTTGAATTTACCGTATCCTGATATGGCGTCCATTGTCTCCCGGAGGGTAATCCCCGGTATAATACCTTTAATTACATTATGAACTTCTTTCACAAGGGCATCCCGTTCGGTTATGCCCTGAGTAATAAAATACTTAGCAAGCTCCTGAATATCGATTGATATATCTGAATAATCATTGCCCTGGTCAATGGAAAGTTTTATTTTCTCTTTCAATATTTTAGAGTTGGTCTTTTTATAAAGTTTTTTTGGGGATTTATCTATCAGATTATCAATCTTACCTTCTATAGTTTCATCCTCTGTTTTTCCCTCATATTCTTTAAGCCGTTCCTCTGCATCGGCCAGTTTCTTTTTAAGCTCTTTGACCTTTTCGATAGAGACAACTTTTTTACCCTGGCGTTTGTTTTTATTCTTTCGATCTTTTTCGATATCTCTCATAGCTGTAACAGGGCTATCATATGCGCCACGATCAGCGGCCTTTACTTGCTGTCCAAATTCGCTCAATATCTTTGGAGTAGCAGACATCGTGCCTAAATCATAAAGAAAGTCGAGGTCATTTTCTATTAAAGCCCGGCCTTCAACTGCATAAAAGACCGAAGCCCACATTAAATCACCAGGAGGCTTTTCCTCTCCCATGGCAATTCGCTTGGCTTTTTCGTAGTCTGAATTTAAAAGGGACATGGCTTGTTCAGCCTGATCCTTCATAAAACCCTTTTTGGTTTTGTATTCTACAAGATCACCGAAGTCCTCAACCAACTTAGCTTCAATAGCATCGGCCTCGGTACGTTTTGCCAGTTTGCTTTCTTTGGTAAATTCTCCGTGAGGATTTTTTGTTATGTCATCCAAGGTTATATCTGATTTTTCCATCATGAAAGATGGTCGCTCCCCACCTTCCGGGGAGATGGGTTGGTTAGGGATAAGATTTGACTTATCAAATTTTTTCCATTTTCCGGTTATAATAACAACAGGTTCATCATCGCCCCCTGTATCAATCTGTCGGCCATTACCATAATACCAATTTTTTTTATCAAGACCAGCAAATGAACCAGCTTGAGGTGTTATATAAACACTTACTCCTGATTCATATTTATTTGTCATTGAGTTATAACTTTTACCATTAGAAGGAGGTGGCCCAACTCTAAAATATATTCGTTCTTTATCTGCCGGGCCTATTATTTGATATTGATTTTTATCTGCATATTCATTTGCTGTTTTTTCAGAATCAAATGTTTTTATTTCACGGTTTCCATTAGAATTCTCTAATATCCACTCTGTCTTATTGTTTTCAGCCTTTTCCCTAAAGTCATACCACCCTGTAGCTTTAGACATATCAGCATAGGATATTACTTCGTTCAAGTCTTTTTCGGTATAATCAGATAATTTTATTTTATTTTGAAATGATTTTAATCTATCTATACGCTGCTTTTCTAAATTTATTAACTTATCGGAAATAAATTTTAATTCTGGCTGCTTTTCAAGAGGAACTCTATCTTTTTGTAACCAATCGTCTGTCCAAGCTCTTACATTTCCATCTATAACATGCCATAGTCTTATATTATCGGTGAGCCATTTTTTTAGTTCTGATTCAACCTCGTATTCTTGTTTTTTGATATCTGAGATAGTTACATCTGCGCCTCCCTCATCCTTCGAAGTTTTCTGGCCAGCCTTCTCAACCGAAAAACTCGTTCCTTCACCTTTCTGCCCGGCCATTTGGAATGATACTGTTTCATCTATGGTAATAGCGTTCTCATCAAAGACAACGTAGTTTTTGGCCCCCGATTTTGTTCCACCTGATAAACTTCCAGCAGGGTATCTTATGCCGTCTATGCCCTTGCTTAAAAGCATAAGCGAAGCCTCTTTTGAACCATATTTACCGGCAAATAATTGATAAATAGATGATGCATTTTTATTGAGATATTCCATGTTCATATATTTATCGCTGACACCGTTTTCTTTTTGCCAATTAGATAATTCAGCATTAAGAATATTTTGAACTTTTTGAGATTGATCTTTGATTGGTTTATCCCAATCCAGCCAAGTATATTCCCTCGGCTCCTTGCCTTTGTGAAGGGTTACTTTGTAGAGGCTTCTACCCATATCAAATGTATTATCATCAATTATTTGTAATGCTTCTTCTGGTAATGCTTGGCTGATTATTTCTTCTTTTATTATTATTTTTATATCACTAAAACTTGTTCCTATATACATTTCATCATGTATTAATTCTATCAAATAGGTTAAATCATGGTTTTTTAATTCTGTTTTATTTTTTAACACCCCTTTTATTGTATTGGAAAAAGTCCTATCAAATTCAGGCCGGGTATGCTCTGAATATTTATCAATATCTGGTGGAATTATTTTTTTTCCATTAATCATTAGTGTTTGTTCATCGATAGAACCGCTAGAGCCTAAAGTATCAGCATAATGCTTCGCGATATCTTTAAGGTCAGAAAAATAAAGCCCCCATCCAAAAGCCTGCGCCCCTTCACCTGTGCCTATTCTATCAGTGGTGAATTTATCGAATTTATGGGGACTCCCATGCCATGCCTCTACCTGAAAAGATATTCCTGTACCGGTAGCTTCCCCTTTCCCCGTCCTCGCAAACTTCGCGCTCCTGGCAAGCAAGGTCCTGATCTCAGCATCACTTATTTTCAGGTCAATATTCAGTTTCCTCAGTGCCGATTTGACTATGGCAATGATTTTATCCATCAGGGAAGCGTTCTCCCCGGTCTGCGCCATGTGAGCGATGACTTCTTTCCCGAAAATAACCTGGTGGTCAAACTTGCTCAGATCAAGGCCATAGTCTTTGATTATCTGCTTCCCGAACTCTGTATCAGCGTACGACTTGTTAATCATTGAGTGAACGCGCTGTCTTTGATAAGGGGTCAGGATATTGTCAATACCCCTGTGCCCGATTGACTCATGAATCAGGGCGGACAGAACCGCTCCCGGGCTCTTGAAATTATTAGCAATAACCGTAATTTTATCAGCCCGAGGATCAAAATATGCGAAGACTTTGAATTTTCCGGATCTGAATAATTCAGGGTCATGGCCTGCTGCCCTGTGCAAGCTGTCAGGAATATCGTTTTGGTTATCAAGGATCTCGATTTCCCCAAAATTTGGGTATGCCTTTTTGACCTTATCAATAAGTTTCTGGACGTTCTCCCTTCGCATGGGGCGGCCCTGGCCTTTGGCTTCTAGGGATTGAGCGAATAAAGGCCGTGATGGCATCATCCCTGAATAAAATTTCTTTATGTCATTTACAATGCGGTTTGGAGACGTGCCTTTTTTATAGGATTGGTTAAAAGACCTATCTGGCTTTGAATAATAATCCTCGTTGTATTCTCCAAGTCCATCATCTAGATCAATAAATATTTCACCATCATGTCTTTTTGCTATTTCTGTTATTTTAGCATACTGAATAGGCGCAGGGGCTTTCACTATATCAATACTGCCACTGTTGTAATCCATCCTGATATAGCCGTAGTCCATCAATTCCTGCATCCCTAGGGTTCCTCCGGCTTCTCTGTGGTCATAGCTTCGGGTTCCTGATTGTCCTCCTTCTTTTTTACCAGAAAGGTCAATTAATGACCCATCCGAAACGATATATCCTGCCTCCCTTAAATCAGTTGTTTTGCCAAGTTCTTTTATCCGTTGCCAATTAATATTTTTATAATCAGATTTCTTTTTCAGCGTGCCAGCTTTCTTTGTCTTTGTCTTTATGGCTTTGTTATAAGCCTCTTGCCATACAGGGTGAGTAAATTCTCCATTGTGGAAAACTGACCCTTTTTTTAATAAATGCCTTACATCCTCTGATCCTCTGATATCATAACCTTTAGCCTTCAAAGTTCGACTCATGCTATTCAAGACATCTTTTGATAGAGTATTAGGATCAATAGCCTCTTCTCCGGTCATTAGGAAAACAGGGCGGTCTTTATCCTCGAACATATCGTAAGTTTGCCCTTTTTCTTTGTCAAATATAGAAGACTGCTTCCCCTTATATCCTGTTTTTATGGCTTTATCGGGATAAACCGCTTTTTTAGAGATATGCTCTTTTGGTTTTACGGCGCCTTCCTTGCGGAGTCGGGCAAGGCGTTCTTTGTCGGTAAGTTCTTCCCAGGGTTTTTCTTTCTCTTCCCCGGTTAAGGTTAGGGTTTCCCGTTCTTTTGATTCCCCGAAGATTCGTTCGAGTTCTTCGTCTGAGATTTCAGGCTCGCCCATCTCTTTTTTAAAAGCATCGTCCGCGCTTCTTTCAGCCTGTTCAATTTCTGCTGTTTCGATTCCATCTTCTTCTAATTCCTCTTTTAAGTTATTATAATACTCTTCTTGGGCCTTTAAATCAAGCTTTTCCTGCTCTCCGGCAGTCAGGACATTTCCGCTTTCTAAGACATCAAGAATGTCTTGTTCACTCTCAATAACTCCTTGCCAATCCTTTGATTCTTTGATCTGAGCAAGGAGTTCATCCATCATCAAGCCTGTTTTACCGTTTTTAACGCTCAATGGGACGCGATCTTTGATTTCGCCGTGCCAATTCGGATCATTGGGATTAATGCCGCCCATAGCCGTCACATAGCCCCTGAATGTTTTGGCGTTAGATGCTTTAGGTGGTTTACGCAAGTGGATAGTTTTTTCTTCCTCTGCCTTTACTTCCTGCTTGGGTTTGAGGTCAGGGTAATCTTTTAAGACCTCTTCAGGTACTTGCTTGCCTTCGGATAAGGCTTGTTTGATAGCATTTTCATAGTATTGTGCGTTTTTATTAAGGCTTGTTCCAGGCATTATATATTTTGATCTTATTATATTCGCATAAGGAGATTCTATGTATTCTTTCCAAGTCATCTCCCACGGTTCTTTCTTAGCTCCCCCCTCAACTTCGGCCTCCTTTACAGATTCAGGTTTAGCCTCAGATGGTTTTGCTGCCTCCCTTTGTCTTTTAAGTGCCTCGCCTCTTGCAATGTCCAGGTCTTCAGCAGTTTCCTTGACTATTTTTTCTTTTTTAATGGTTGGATATAGCTCTTCATCCGTTGGTAGGGGGATTTTGTTATTAAGGAGTTCTTGACGCAAAGGTTGAATAACTCTATTTCTTTCGGCATTTGATTTATAGTTTTTCTGTACGGCCTTTATATATTTTTGCCGTAATTCTTCCTTATTTACCACTGTCTCTGCGACTTCTTCAACTGGCTTGGCTTCCCCTATGGGTTTTTCCACTTCCTTAACCGGTTCCGCCTTATATTCAATAGCCTCTCTTAAAAGCTGAGATTTATACTGTATCTCATTAGACTGCTTCTGAAGATCAAGAAACCTTTTATTATTCCCACTTCGCTTTGCTTTTACAGCATCATCCATGAGAGAAACGGCCTGTTTACCATATTCGTCACTTAACCTTTTGGCCTCTGTCAATTGTTCAGGAGTGGCAGACCGGGCGAATTCTTCAGCCTGAGTGTTATTTGTTATCTCAGGAATGGTTATTTCTTCTTGTGTGTCGGTTTTTGCTTTAACCTGTTGTTTTTTTGTGGTAGACTTTATTTTATGACTAATCACGCTTGGAATTTTGGGAATAATTGGCTGACCTGCTCTAACTGTGGGGAAAAGTTCCACCGGTCTCCCAGTAGAGGGGTCTTTCGACATAATTTTTGTTGCGCCGAGTGTAGGCGAATTTATTATAGATTCAACAACACTCCCTACTATCGGGGAACTGTCATTTCTGGAAAGCGCTTCGATGAACATAGGCTGATTGCGGAGCAAATCCTTGGGCGCCCCCTCAAGAGAGGCGAAGTCGTCCATCACGTTAATGGGAATATCAGAGATAACAGCATTAAAAATCTTAGGATTTTGAATTACTCTGATCACGTTAGAAAGCACATCCGACCTAGTTGGCCCGTCCATTTGGCTATAAACCTTTGGGGCGCCGGAATAGATGTTTCTCAACTTAGCCAAGCTTTCGGAAGGAGCCGTGGCGCTATTTCCAGTTACTTTACCAAATGGGGTTTCAAGCGTTAATTTATCGCCTTTTTCTTTTTCGAAAACTGTTCCACTTCCCGGAGCCTTTTCTCGGCCTCTGCCCTGCTCTTGTACGGCCCTCCTAGATTCTTCCCTTTCTCGCTGGTCACTTTGTACCCTTCCTTGCATTTCTTTATCATAAGTCATTCCCTCCTTTATGAAGTTTATCATATCAGTTTTCTTGAGCATCTTTTTCGGTATCTCAAGGCCTTGTTCTTTGGCTATCTGCCTGAGTTCATTTCCTGTATAATCATCAGGATTTTCGCCCTTTGCCAATACTCCCATAGAAATAGCAGGCCTGGTTTCTTCGCTCACAGGCCCACGTCTTGCAGGCCCAAATTGTTCAGGCCCACTTGGACCAACATCAGACGGCGGGGGCGGCAACCGACCGGGTTCAGGGGCGGGTAATTTCCTTTGTTCTTCCGGCAGTAGCCCCACTGGTTGCCTTGTTTCACTAACAGCCTGCGGAGGGGGAGTTGCCTCAAGCCCCCTTTCTGCTCTTACAGGAACAGGCTGTAATTCCCCTTGCCTTGGTTCGTTTAAAACATCTTCCCCAACTATATAAGATAAAGATCGTAAATCTTGGGGTTCAAGCCCTCTTAAATCAAGATTTTCCCCTGTAATCAGCCTAAAAGCGATATCCTGTAAATATGGATCTTGATTTGCAAGATCCCGCCTAAGAAGTTCCTGTCCTCTCTGGGTTTGTTTGTAGCCCTGTTCCAATCCTTCGCTGTATGGTAATCCTTGTTCAAGTGCCTGCGCTGATTCTTCAGCCGATATCCCGGCTATTGGAGAAATGCCTGGTATCGTGCCCCTCACTTCCATATCAGAGCGTATTTGCTGGCCCCTGGTAGCGGGTTTCAATAAATCAACAGGCTTAATACTTGGATTGCGAACCTCATTGACGATTTCTTCAAATTCTTCTTCTGTCAATTCCCTGTTTAATTCTTTGGTTTTTGCTATCGCCTTTTTTTGGATATCCGATATTTCAGGTTCTTCTTTTGATTCGGCTTTTGGTTTTTTGGTGTCCAATACGTCAATAAGCCTATTAGCATAATCAAGGGCTGTACCTCCAACAGCCATAAGCCCGCCTTGCCCTGCGCCTGCGATTGCCCCTAAAACTCCTGCCTGCGCTAATCCCTCATCCCACGGTTTTCCAAGAGCAAGATTTTCAAATATTGTTTCCTGTGTTTCCTGTGGAAGTTCCTCAAGGACACCCTCTTTGAATGAGGTAAGGGCTATTTTTTTACCAACATCAAGCAATGATTGTCTTGAAGATGCCCCGTACCCCGCACTTGCTACCAATGCCTCTGCATCCAGTTTATTCAATCCGGGTATTTTTGTTGTCAGTATAGGCACTAATGCCGTTATAGCGCCCGCCCCGACACTGTAAGGCGCAGCCTGTTCAGGAGTCATCCCCTGTCTTTGTAAGTTCGATTGCATCAAGCCTGTTGATATGCTCCCCTCTATAGCCCCGCCGATAGTCGTTAATTTTGCTATGGTCTTAGGATTGCTAAAAAACTTGGCTGCAAAAGCTCTGGCCGCGTCTGTTCCTGCTTTTATACCGGCTTTGCCTAATGCGGTTTTAAGCATCCCGGCGCCTGCCAAGCGCGTTCCCACGCCTCCGGGGATCAATGATGCGGGTAAAGATTCAACGATAGTGCCTGCCGCAACATCAGGCCTTTCCCATACGGCTTTTATGGTATTCCATACGCCCTCGGCATCGGTTACCTCTTTCCTGTGTTCTTTGTATCCTTCGCTTAATTTACCTTCGTAATATTCTTCGGCAGGTTTAATTAAGGGTTCGATCTGCTCTGTTATAGTCTTAGGTTCAGGGATATACTTAGAAACACCCTCCGGCAGTATCTTTTTAACGCCTTTGATTGTATATCTTCTTAGTCTTTCCTGCGGGGCTAAATCCATAAGCCCCGCCGCTGCCTGCGGTAATGAAGTAAAGCCTTTGCCGATAAGCGGGAGCGTATTCCGGCCAATAGATGATACTGTATCCAAGCCTTTGGATATTATGCCAGGTTCTTCTTCGTCTTCAAAAACATACCTATCCTGAGTAAATTTGGTATCATCCTCAAAAACATACCTGTTGTTTATCGGCTCATCTTCAAAAACATAAGGCATTATTTTACCTCATTCCAATTTTTACCATCGGATTTATATCTTTTCCCTGTTTCGGTATCTTTGATTATCTTGCCTTCATTGCCTGCCGGGTCCGGCATGTCTAGGGTAGGATCTCCTGAAGGTGAAGAAAGGCTATTCCTATGTATTTCTTCAGCCCTTGCGTCTATTTGGTCAAAAGGCAATTCGCCTCCCTTGTATTCATTAAACGCCTGCCCCTGTGCTTTAAGTCGTAAATCTGCCTTCTGTTTGTCAGTCATAAGACCTTTATTTTCAAAGCTTTTTCCATACGCTGTCGCTCTTTGCTGTTCAATATCAAGTCCTCTGGTTTTTTGCTCTGCGGATACTCTTTGTGCGTCTGTCATCCTTCCTTCAACGTCTTTTAACATAATAGCCATAGGCAAAATAACCTTATTAATTGCCTCCTTATCACTATCAAAGGTCGCTTTCTGGCCATTATCGAAATAAAGCGTCACCTTAGAAGTTTCTTGCCCTGTTTTCTCGTCTTTACCTTCCTGCCATCTAACATCCTTGATATTTGCGTTAGGGCTCCCATTTTGATTTACAAATTCCATGATAGCGGTCTTATCTTTGGTATAAAATCCTCTTATGGCTTTCTCCGCCATTTGGCTTTTTCTTTCTTTTTCCTGGTCTATGACCAGGCCCCGCGCCTCTGTCACTCTCTTTTCTGCGTCAAGCCTCGATTGTCTTAATCCTTCAGATTCTCTTTGTTTTGTGACTGACGCATAATTCTCTGTTTGAGCAGCTACCAGCCGTCTGTCCATGTCGTTATTAAGGGCTGTTTCTTTTATTTCAAGCTCTTTGGCCTTTAGGTCAAGTTCCCTGGCCTTTATTTCAAGAGCCTCTTTTCTTGCTTCCTGAAGAATACTTCCCGCGCTCCCTCTTTTGATATATCCAGACTTGGGTTGATGTGCTTGGAGCGTCATATTTAGAATAGATGCAGGATTGTTAAATTCCCTTGTCTTTAATCCTAAGCCATATCCAGATGCGAAATCACTTCCTAGAGACATTTTTCATCACCTCTCATTATCCTTGACCTTGGTTTAATAGATTTTTTAAGTCCTCCCTGCTGGTATCCGATGCAATTTGTAGCCCTAGCATTGATGAACCTAGAGAACCATATTGATTGCCTATATCGCTTATTGAATTGGCGATATCCGTAATAGCGCCAGTCTTTGCTACGCTCCCGGCAGTCTTGGCCTTTCCTATGTCAGTTTGCAAGCCCAATAAATTACTTTGGGCACTTGTCTTATCTGATCCCGCCGCTAACTTCATTCTTTCATAATCGCTCAGAGTGCTTTGTTTTGTAGACGTTAAAGCTGCTTGGCCTTGTAGATTACCTGCCAATACGTCCATCGCATTTAACCCATAAGCGCCTTTAGCGCCCGCCGCCGCTGTTAAAGCATTCGCTGTACTCGCTTGTAGACCGAGAAGACTGCCCTTTTGCGCCATAAGAGATGTTGCCAAGCTCCCGGCCTCCATGGGATTAATAATTGATGCGGCTTTTAAAGTTGCATCCATAGACCGAAGTTTTTCAATATTTCTCGCTCTATTCATGGCCTCCACTTTTGCTCGTGCCTCGCCAAGTACAGATTTTTTCTGTAAAGCTCCGAACTTCCCACTTGTGGGGTCAATACCATAACTCATTGCTTCTCGCGCCGTCTCGCCCCTGGCTAATTCGTATTGCGTGCCTGTATCGGCGGCAGCCCTTCCAGACACACCTTTAAAGTCTGGTGCTGATTCGCTGATTAACTGATTAGCCAAACCTTGCTTTGTCTCTATTTGCTGTAAGGCTGTTGCTAATGCCTGTTCGGTTTGTTCGTCGTATTTGCCTGTTTCTCCTATTATATTTTGCAAAACGGATTCTATATTGTTTATCGCATTATCAAACTCTGCCGACCCCTCTCCGTATTGCGTCTTTATGCTCTGTGCGAGGTCATCGTATTTTGATAAAATACTGTCATATTCTTTTGATGCCCCTATTTTCATAGCGTCTATGTCTTTTACCGTTTTTCCATAATCAGATTCGATTGAAGATGCTTGTTTTTTAATGTCTCCTATAATGCTATCAAAATACGGGTCTCCTGTTGATGAATTAACGCCTGATAACGCATTTTGCAAAGTGGATAATGAAGCATCAGTGATATCTCCCCATTTTTTAAGAAAATCATTTGCGTATGAATCTGCTTTTGAACCAGAGGATTTTAAATCTTTGATAGTGGCTTCGTTAGCAGCATTGTATAATTTACTTGCCCTTGTCGCAGCCTCAAGAGAATCATACGCTTTTCCGTCAGAACCTATGTATCCGAGAACTTGTCCCCTACTACCTTTTCTTATGGTTACTCCGTCCCCCGTTACAGTTGATAAATTACCATCCATTGATTTATTCTCCTTATCCCTGCATTAATTCCTGCATTGAATCAGCCATATCGAAACGTCTTACTTTGACATTGCCGACTATTATTATTTCCCAGGCCCTTGCTCTTATGCCGCCCTTAATCAAAAATGGCTTATCAGTGGCATATATTTCTTTTTGGTGTAAAAGAGTATCATCACCATATATCTGTATATAAAGATTAAAATCCCCTGAATAATCCGCTACCGCGGGGACTGTCTCAAGATCATCTCCATTTATCTCAACATCATACCCTATAAGAGGATTCCATGTTACCCCTGCCGATATTATCTCATTATTCCTTTTTATGGCCCTTTTCCGCGCTTCCAATTCTTTATAGTAATCGCTCCGGTCTCCGGTATCGGATATTACCCTGGCGCAATAAAAAGTCTTTTTCTTGGAAAGAAGCTCTCTACCGGAATGCCATGTTAAATTATTCGGATACGGCTGTGTTGTATCTCCCTCCCAATGGTATATGTTATTACGATAAAGAGACAATCCTTACTCCGTTACATACCAAACCTGGTAATCATGAGTTGCGTTTGGGTCTGTTTCAAACTGCACAGTATTGTAAGTTGTTGAAATTGTTAAATCATCTACATCGGCATCGTCGTAGTCCTCATTCACTTTAATGATATCGCTGTCTGCTGATATTGCGTTTGACAGCCCAAATTTCTTACCCCATCCGATATCAATTGTGTCTCCTGCTCCCGCTCCTGATACCGAATCAATAGTAATCGAGTCTATTTCAGACCATGCCTCATTAAGGTCTGTGCTCCCGACTGTAAGATCTGCCAGCGCCTTCGTTTCAGTTCCCGCCTCGCCTGTAGACAATGTTCCAGCTATGGTAATACTTAAAGCTGTAACAGAGGCGTTTTCATCGGTAAGTGTTACAACAAGGTTTCTTGGATAGTCCGGTTGCGCTATCCCCGCCATTACCCCGGCCCCGCCTGTTAAATCGTATTGTGTTGCTTTGCCTGTTGTGCTTCGCGCATCAGGATCTATCCATATTTCGTTATATCCGCTCATAACATCACTCCTCAAAAAGTATAAATTGTCGGTTTTCTGGTCTACGTAGGTTGCGAAGGTATAAAAATCTAAGGTGGTAAGTTGTCCTGTAATCAGATCAAAAACTATACCCCCTTCATTATCAGTCGTTTGCCAAAAACCAAAATATTTATTATCATGAATGCAACTGTGCATTGTATCTGGTGACAATGCCTGCCATGTCTCAACATTATGATGATTTTTTGTAAGAAGGTCTCCCGTGCCGTCAGCGTTTAATGACCTGAGTCCATCCGCTGCGGGATATATAGTTACAGGCCCATAAGTCTCAACTCCTCTTTTTGATAAGCAGGGTTTAGTTTTAGGAAGTCTTGTTAAGGTTATGCTTGCAGGGCTTGTTCCTGTAGCAAGATACGGTTCACCTTCTGTCAAAATAATAGCTGTATTCCCTGATCCTGAACTTGATATTGCGACAATATCATCAGTTACCGAATTTATGTAACTTATAGGCCATGCCCACGGTCTATAAGGAACGCAGGCATACAGGTCTTTACCCACAAAACCCAATAATATACCATTCCCCATATAAGTTATCCCTGAAAGAGTCTGAGGCGGAGGGTCCCAATCAGCATCAGCCTGACCCCCATCATCGTAATTCAATGATGGACAGCTTTCACCAAGGCCGTCATCTTCAATCGTATCGTCATAGGTTGTGAGATTCGCATTTATAGCGTCAAGATATTTATACTGCGCCGATATATCGCCAACTACTATTCGGTATATTCTTTTTGTTGCCAGATTATTCTTAAAACATCTCCATATAACAGTATTGTCTATGGTGTTTCTGTCAACGGTTTCGTTCCAGGTGGGTTCAGCTCCCCCCGATGTACCGGCCTGAACACAAATATACATATATGTGCCGCCCTCGTCTGTTGTATCAAATACAACGTCATTCAGGCTGTAAGCCGTTCCCGTCACCCATATCATTGTCATATCCGATAATGTGACACCCTCGCCGTTTTTAACAAGCAAAGCTGTGCTCGCAGGGCTTACATAGGATTCTTCCCCCCAATCCGTTACAACCGTCCAGATATACTGAACATACCGATCAACACCAGAGCCAGCAGGAGGTGGGCTGGCAGCAGATGTGAGTGCGGTTTTAGGTGAAGGCACGGCCAGGGGGAAGAAGTTTCTCGGCATTGCGCCAGATCCGGTTGTCGCTTCTGTTAAATTGGTTTTTTTAGGGATTCCTGAACCGGTATAATATATTTTATTCTCTGTGTCGCCCGATACGGGGGCGGGGACAATGTCAACGTCGGCATCAATACAGAACCAGTATTCATCAACATATTTATAAAGGGTTTTGATCAGTCCTTTATTGACTGCAAGTTCCGTAAAAAGGTAATTATACCAAGGGCTTAATTGACCGTCAGCAAAGTTGCAATTTTCAGCCACTTGAGCACTCTGAAAACCTATCAAGTCTTTTGATACTGCGGGGAATATCCCGCTTGGTTGTGTTATTGATAAAAGCATTTTTACCCTGCGTAATTAACCCACTTGAATGTTCCTAATCCACCATCATCAGTACCATTACCTAGCGCGACATAGAATATCCCATCATCGGCATTTTTTACCATCCCCCATAAATGAGTGGTTGGAATATCGGAGTCATCAAAGGTATATTCGGTTAAAGTGCCCTCTTCTGATATCCTAAAGATTTTGAGCGCACAATCATCTTCCGCATACCCCCCAACATATAGGAGTTTATTGTTATCATAAATAATAAACTTTGGACTGAACACGCCCGCAATTGTCGTATCTTGTCCGACGTAAGTAAGGTTTCCACTAACATCCATTTTGTAAATATCAATTCCTTCATCACCTGCATAAAATATAAATGTACTACTATCAGTGACAGCGTATCCAAGTATAGGCCAAGATGAAATCGAAGAACTAAGACTATCGACAAGAGATAATTCGCCCGACCCGTTTATGGTATATGTACACACGCCTTGCGAACCCGGTCCAGTAGCATTAGTCGCTACAATTATGTTGTTTACGGTTTTTACATCAAATACCACTGTTCCAACAGTGTCAACCAATGTTAATTCCCCTGATCCATTAACAGAATAAGATCGAAGCCCTGAACCTAGACAGGCAGCTATTATATACCCATTTAATCCTGTAATGGCATCAGGATAATCATCTTCGCTAATCTCAGCATTATTAAGATAAGTGATAGACCCTTCTGATATTGAAAATGATATTAAATGGTTTACGGAATCAAACTCATCGCTACCAGCATAAACAAATGTTCCATCTGAGTATAATCCACGAGACCAAGAATAGCCTTCTTGGTCAAAATTATCTACAGGCCCCGTCATATTTCCATCCCCATCAACGAGATATGTAAAAAGTCCTGCGCCCTGATCGAGAGCTATAATATAATTTCCTTCATAAATAACACTCCACATATTATCGTATCCGCTATCATCATGGTCAATCAAAGTAAATTCAGGCGTAAGCGCAGGTGATATAGGATATCCATTGGCATCATAATATTCCCCAAGATCAGGGCATATAGTACCCGCAATTAAACGCCAATTTGTCCCGGATGTGTTTTTAAACCATCTTTTTTCGCAATCCTCGTCGCCTGTTTGGTAAACCTTTTCCCCTCGATAATCAGCCGCTAAAATTCCATGAGGATTATATTCGATTTGCCTTGCAGCATCGTCCTGCGGTTTAATAGCAGTTAAAAGAGCTGCGTTCATTCTCTGATTAATAATAGCTCCATCGTACCATTGAATTGCGGTTGTTCCGTCCTGTTCCCTTTCGGCTGTTAATTTTTCACCTGATATTCCGGTTATTTTTACCACCTCAATATGATTCTGGGAGTCGGTAATAGTAGCATACATATTCTTCGTAGAATCCCATTGAGGTAGAAAACACTGAACATCTCCGGGGTAAAGTTCTATTGTTGTGGCTGTTGAACTTATCCCACCTTTTATCCGGCCAAAGGCTAAATTATTAAATACAAGCTCAGTATTTGCAGTCATTTAAGCCCCTTCCCCGTTCATCAACTTCCAAGTTCCATCACAATCCTTATGCCAGGTATCATCCTCAGTATTATAAACCTCTTCGCCGAAATAGGCGGCTGTTGTTCCCAACACCTCAGGATCTCCCGCGACCTCCCTTTCCACGCCTTTCTGCTGAAATGCTGCCAATATGGTAGAGCTTAAGACAAGTTTAACGGTTGCACCAACGGTAAAGCTATATGAATCTGTGCGGGTTACGGTTAAAACATCCGTTGCCCTTTTCGTGCATGTCATGTATGGCTTTTGACTGCCTTGAATTACCTGTATGATAAATTGCTCGCTGCCCTCTGTCGGATTTGGAAATAAGGCCCCTTCACCGGCTGTAACCTGCAATGTTGCATCAGATCCACCCAAAGCTACGGCCAATTCGGATTCAGCGTTATTCGTAAAAATGTATTTTAAGGCCATTACGCAAAAAACCTCATTTTAACAGTCATTTGTTTATTTGTTGCACCCGTAAATCTCTTCATTTTTGCATCGTTATAACCACTCTTAAATATTCCACCATGCCTTATTGCTTCTTGCGGGTCGTAATATGACCGCTGTTTTCTGTTAAACAGGTCTTCAAGGGCACCGGATTCGATGATCAATTCATAATCATCGTATAGAAAATCAGGGACGGATATTGCTGTCCTGGCGGGCATTAAGATAACTGATACCTCAAGGCCCTCTGTGCTTGCGTCTTCTGGTTCAGGATACAAGTGAAGGTGTTTGTCAATATTATCCACATAAAACCTTGAAGGTTGCGGACCTGTATCATATCGCCAGCCCGGATATGTATTATCAAGGTCAGCCTCAGACGTACATATCAGTTTACAAAAACTGTCTTCATCCGCCCCGTCCTCTTTATATCTTACGCCGTCCTCTGGAATCGCTATAAGTTCAGCGTATAAGGCCTCTGGAATGGTCAACGTGTACTCCGATGTATCGGCTACAACATCAATCAAGCCTAACGTGTATTTCCACAACCATGTTTCCTTGCAGAATTTCCGGCAGGCATGGCGAACAGCATCATTTATGTCTGTGACAGGAATAGCCGGGATATGCTTTAAGATATTGGAATACCAATCAGTTAAATTATTAGCCACCTTGAGTTGCCTCCTGCTGATTATCGTTTTCCCTTGCTATGTTCCCTGGATTGTCCGAATCCCTTTTATACGCACGGGCAAGAATCCTCTTTTCAAGCATCTGGACATATTTTTCAGATACTGCCACAACAGCGGTCTCCCAATCGCCATCCTCATCCCAGACGATGGCATCAGGTAAAACGGAATACTCTATTTGAACATAACCGTTTCCATCACTTGGCGGGTAATTCCAAAAATGCTTTGGGTCAGCAGGGTCAGGCATAAAATTAAGGATTTCCTCTGTGGCCGTAGCTTGATTCCATTCCCTATCAGACGCTTGCATTTCTACAATGCCACAAGGAACAACAGGAGTTCCCATTGTCTCCCCATCATCACCCATGTTCATCAAAACCCCCAAAAGCGCGATACCGTCATTTGGGATATACTGACTAATGCCCGCCGCCATTTTAATGGCTGTGATAGTGGGATTCGCATCAGGGTAGTCGGATATTATCTTACGAATTTCAGCATTATAATAACTGACTAGGTCAGACTCGGGAAATGCCCTGTCGTCTTCGTCTTCACTTGTGTCCTGAAGAGTATCCGCTACCCTATCCACGAGGCTTTTAACGGTTAATATAGCCATTTATTTAACCTTTATTTCTTGTTGTCGAATTGCTCTTTCAGTGTTTCAGTTCTTTTTGCGATTGCCTGCGCCTTTACAGCATCCAGATCTACGGTTTCGGGCGTTATTCCATAATTGGCCTCAAGATAATCTATAACAGACTTTACCTTTCTCATGCCTTTTATGGTATGGATATCTCGATCATTCTCAACTATATCCTTAAACGCTATAGCGTCCAGTTCTTCATTCGTTTCAGGCTCTCTTTTATCAGGCGAGATATTTCCTTTGTCGGCTTCCGATATCTGAGAATTTATATCCGCCAATTCATCCTGTAATGCTTTAAGCGCCTTTGCACCTTCTTCGATGTCAGTTGGCACGCCTTCCCCGCGTTTCATAGCAAGAATAGCCTTCGCCTCATCCAATTGTCTTTTTGTTGCCGCTATCCTGGTTTTAACAATATCAGGATCAACCAACATCATGTCATTGGCTTTGCGTTTAAGCAAACCTTCTGTGGTAACATATATCCTGTTTGTACCTTTTTGAAGTAAATACTGCGTCATCGTGATTATCCTCCTTAATAATAGGGGGATTTCTCCCCCTATTTTAAAATGTTAGACGATATCAATCCATGCAACATCAGCCCAGAACACGAATATGGCCGCGTCAGTGGCATGATTGAACTCAATATCGATTGATCCGTTTGTGATATACAGCTCACCGCCAGGAACATCATCGTTACCAAAGGCATCGGCGGCCGTGCCGTCTGTTGTCGCGTCGGTAGCCCCTGCTGTCTCAATGCTGAATATTCCCCATCCATCGATATCTGTTGCGTCCTCTGTTTCTGTAGCAGACGTCACTCCGGCATTAATAGTACATGTGGCGCCTTCCCCTGTGATGGTATAGCATCCACACTTTTCAACCATTGTGCCTTTCGGAACCCAGAAGATTTCGAGAATATCATCTGCCGCAAATCCGGTTGACGCAAGTGCAACTCCAGTATTCGGTGCGGTTGTCAATGCCAGACCGGAGTATGCTCCTGCCGCTATAAGGGCAGGAACGTCTATTTTTTTATAAAGCCTTTCCCTGCCAAAACCAGGCAGGCCATAGCCCGCCCCCTTCCATTGATATGTACTCATAATTTACACTCCTTTTTTAAAAAGTTTGTAGGCCCGCCGAACCTCTCCGGGAAGGGCCTTAGTTATTAATCGTCAGCATTGACAAAACGGCAATAGAAATCGCCCAGGAGTTCTTCTTTGACGACTTTATAACCGAAGTCATTGAAACCACTGCATACCTTACCCCTGATCTTTACATCCTCGCCGATTTTCAGTTCATTCAACTGCGAAGCATAGCAAGTACCTTCTTTCTGTCCGAAAAGGACATGAAAACAGGTATAAGCGCCATCTGTAACGGCTGTCAGGGTATTGACCTTGTAAACTTTCATGCCAGTTAAAGGCATTGTACCCATCCATCCGTTTTTAGCGACGGGCTCTCCATCCTTATACACGTTGGCATCCTTCAGATCGCCTTTCTGGTAGAGGTTGGCCATGGCCGGAGGCACTACGATAAACCTCCCATTATCTTCTGCGAACTGCTCATCCAGGCAGGAATTGCAATCAACTGTTTTATCGTAAGCATTGGTTTTTGTTACGACAAATGGCGTACCGCTTACGCCCAGATTATAACCGGCAGTTTGCTTTCCTGCCGTTAATCCGGCGTTATAGATACTCGCATCGGCGTAGATATCAGCGAAAATAGCTGTTTCGATATTGATGTTCATCTTTTTTCCGCCATGTTCAGCCCATCTACCCTGAAGATCCAAATCGCTCTGAAACTCGTCAACACGGTCAATCACGAAAGAGAAATACTTTTCATGATCTATCGAAACGGTTACAGGAGGATTATCGAGGTTTTCAATAATGATTTCCCCGTTTTTCGCTCTTTCCCGGATAGTAATATCGGGCAGGGTTCTCGCTATTACTGCGTCTCCACCTTTTTTTAATTCGTCAAGGTAGTTATTATTAGTAACTTCCTTGAGACAGGTTGCCTCGTACAGTTCGACAACCATCCTTTTGCTGAAATATGTCGGTACATAATTACCTGAATATTGCGGTGTCCCCGCTGCTGCTCCTATAGGCATAATCAATTCTCCTTTAAGTTAGATAGCAAGCGGGATATTTTTAACCTTAACATGCTGTTTATCTTCCCCGCGCCTGCATTTGTTGTTGTTTATATCTTTCAAGTAATTTATTAAAATCGCCTGAAGATAGCTTCCCTTGTTGCATCATTTTTTGTGCGAAGTCCAAATCATCTTCTGTGACTGGCCTTATCTTTCCGCTCTTACCACCGGTAGCCGCAGAACCCGAATCGGGGAGTATCTGTTTTTCAAGCCCAGATCTCTTGTTTTCCGCGTTTTCGCCGATAAGCTTTTCAAAGTCTTTCACAACCGCGACTAAATCATCAGCATTCATGTCGTCTATTGCCTTCTGCGCTTTTACCCTGTATTGGGTCATATTCTCATCATATCCGCTTAGAAAATTTACCCACCTTGGATCTGCATTCTCTCCCGAAGCTTCTCCGTTGTATTTGTCGAAATTAGGAGTCTGACTCTTAACTGCTTTCCAGAATGCGTCAGTTGTAGATTTTGCAACGCTCTCTGATGTCTTGGTTGCCGTGTCTTTTACTGACGTGAAGTCATTTTTGATACTCTCGTTTTCTCCCTTCAACCTTGCGTTTTCCTGCTTCAGGGCGTCAGCCTCTTCAATAACGCCATTTAACGTATTGATAATATTAATTATTCCATCATCGTAATCGTTAAAATCATCCGGGTCTAATTTCGAATACTTTGTCGCTTTATGCTGCTCCTTTTTAGCTTTTGTATCCGGGTCAGGTTTCTCAGCTTTTAACTCCTTAATGAGTGCGTTTGTGTTTTCGAGTGTTGCGCTTAATGTTCGGTTACTTTCTCTTAATTCTTTGAGTTCAGCGTGTAGTTTGGGAACCTCCTTGTTGTATTTTGCCTGCAAGACCTCAAACTTATGCTTATAACCTTCGTCAATCTCTTCTTTTTTGAGGGGCTCGGCCTCCGGTATTGCTTCTCCTTCCAATAATGCTTTAAGTTTTTTGTCATCACCTGAGTCATCAACTACAACAGGGGGAATCTCTTCTTCTTCAGCGGCACCCCTTTTTTCGGGTTCATCGACGCTTCCCTGTTTCTTGAGTTCTTCCTCAGCTTCCCTTTTTGCCTGTGCTACCTTTGACATTAAATCTGGCATCTTTTTTTCCTCCATCGAGCCGACTTTACGGTCTTCGATATTTTTTAATGCTCACGGGAGCTTATTCCATCCGGCCAGTCTTCCCATGTCGCACATATAAAAAAAGCCTCAATGATAGGATTTCTCCTACCAAAGAGGCTTGTTTTAAGCGTGTTTGGCTTCCCTTGCCCGAGTCCGTGGAGTGGGGTTAAGGGGTTATTTTATTATTCTTCCCAGCTTATACGACTCCATTGAGTCATTGAAATAGCTATATAAGTTGAACCATCTTCCTTTAAATACTTCTGTTCGCCAATATATTTTGGTTTTCCTAGTGCATTATATATCATTGATAAACCTGAAGCTGTTTTAAAGTCATGATACTGAATTAATTTAGGTTTATCTTTTGTTAATAAATTAGAAGATACAACGATAGTAGCAGCTCCTATAGCCGCTTTTTTAAAAAATGATCGCCTTGATATATCTGTCATGACACCACCTTAACCGGTTCCATCCAGTTACTTTGAATAAACCACTTACCAAACGCCGGCACAATTATATGCGGGGTCTGGTAATGCCCGCCTTTTCTTCGATACGGCGCACTGATAAAATAAGCGATTTCATTGTGATGATAAAAATAATGGCCGGTGCGCCATCGATCTTCTTTTTTATCATATTGCCTGTCTTCTGCTTGTAAGTCAACATCTTTCATGCGCTTATCTAACAGCTTCATTGCCAATAGCTGTTGAGGTTTATATTTTTTTGTTGGTAATAAATGCTCTGTTTCTTTTTTTACTTGCATCACCATAAAATGATCATCCGGGTATGCTAACGCCTGCTGAATGATTTTATCTTTATCAATACCGAATTTGAGATATATCCCCTGCATAGCATCATTTGTCCATTTTAAGGCTTCTCTCAGGCTGTTGAAAACATATTCTTTGCATTGATTATTCATAACCAGGGTCAGATTATCAATGTCGGTTTTCTTCATCTCTCCGAAAGTCATTTTATCGGTTGCGTCTCTGCGGAAGTCTTCAGCCATTGTTGACCCCCATCTTTTCAACATAGTCACAAATGGTAGCGCAAGTATTTCTTTCAATAATCGCCACATCATCCATCCCACCAAACAAGCCATTGTCCCTTCTTAATTTTCCTATTTCTTTGATTATTCGTTCGCGCTCATCCCTGCGGATCTTTTCGACTGCCTGCTTGGCTCTGGCTTTTTTCTCATTTTTAAGGAAAAGGTCCATGGCTTCGTCATTCGCTTTTTTTGCTTCTCTGGCAAGCGCCCGGTTCGCTGACTCAAACCAATCATCTCTGATATCCTTAGCCTCACTCTTTTTAGGTTCAATATTGTCCAAGTAGCACAGTAAATGCTTATCAAGGATGTCTATCAGATGAAGGTCGTCGGGCCAGTCAAGATCTCCATATTCTTCACATTGTGATCGAAGAAAATTAATGGTGTCATAACGCTCTTTGATAAGGTTTGCGAGTTCACGTGCTTCATTCGCCCTCGCTTCAGCTTTGATCTTTTTAAAACTATCCCTGATTGGCTTTGCTTGCTCTTCTGCGACACCTCTAAAAGGAGAATCATTCATCATTTGTTCCCTTAAGTGTGCTACCCTTTCCTTTTCGGCTTTCGGATAAGATAAAACAATATCTTTTAAAAAGTTTGGTTTATCTTTTGACCATCCAACTATCTGGTTTATCGCACTGACAATCGCATTAACTCCATCGTCGTATTCTTCATATTTCATTTCATCTAATTTACCATTAATGAAAAATGATCCAATATCTGGCGGAGACAACTCAATATCTTTGATATACTCTGGGGTCGCAATATCCTTCTTCGGCATGAATTTGCCGCATGTTAGCCAGCCTTTGGTTATATAATGCCTGTAAGGGGCATCCTTACAACATGTATAATAATCTCCTGTAGGCAGATTTTCCAAGACGGCTATTGTAGCCATACCTAATGGTCGCATAAACTCACAATTCAAGCATACTCTTTCATTTTTTTTATCCATTTATCACCTCGCGCCCGTTCTCATCAACATAGACCGGGATACCAAGCATCCTGACAAAAGCCCTACCCCTCTGGCGCTGGTCATACACCTCAAATATAACACCCTTGAACCGGAATTGTTCGCCTTTTCGCAATGGATTCTGCGAATCTTTCAGCTTTAATAGCTTCATTGTTACAGGTTTTTTTTCTGATTTCTCTTCATTAACCGTCTGATTTTCAGACTCAGGCTGATCGCCTTTGGTTTCCACTTCTGGATTCATTAGACTTCTCCTCTTTTAAAAGTGTTTCCAGGGAGCCTACTATTGATTTCAGCCCCCTGATTATTGCCATTATGACATCTCTATCGGATATAGACAAATTATTACTCCGCTATTACGACTGCGCTCCGTAATTACATGATGGGACAGATACTGTACCATCACCGCAAGTAATTACGTTATTAGCCCCATACCCTGCCGTAATAACATAAGCACTTGCACCTGCGTTCTCTGCTGACACACAGGTATTATTGATAGAGTAAAGAACTCCGTCCGCACCATCATCAATGACTTTATCGGCAACTTGGATATAATTATCAGCGATAAGCCCATTCCGGCCCTGTGCAGCAGTCATGGTTCCCGTAGCAACGATTCCGTTGTCGGCTCCTCCAAGAATACGATTCCCTATGATACGCAGGCCGTTAATAAGACCAGCGCCAATATCAATAACATCACCGGAAAATGCTCCAAGAAAATCCGATCCCATGATCTTAACATACTGAGCAGCAGTCATATCAATTGCAGACGGGGCCGTGAATGCTTCATAGTGGGCATCAAAGAGGCAATTCCAAAGCTCAAAACCGCCACCTGTTGTGCTTGCCAGCGTCCATAGATCACTTGAGGCAGCCGGTCTAAATCTGACATTGAAAAATCGACAACCCATCTTATTGCCAATAGGAACATGGTTTCCTCTTATGCAGGCCATCGGATAATTATCAGATGATCCGCAACCTATGACATCACATTTTTCTGGGAGTAATACTATATCTTCTTCAAGATCGTCACCCGCAATAAAAATCCTGTTACGCCGCGCCCACCACCTGTTAGCGGAAAGCGCTATACTTGTATTACTTGCGGTTGTTGCTTCGGCAAAAGTTTTAAACGGTCTTTTATCATTTCTCCCCCAGCTTTTCCCTTTTCCTGACGCTGTCACATTGCCATCAACAAAATAGTCCTCTCCGCCATACGGATTTGCTCCTGGCATTATATTGCGCCCATTAATATCATACATCTCTCTAACTGTAAATTGTCCAACCGATAACTGTTCAAATCTCATTTTAATTCTCCTTTGTTAAATTGTTATCGCCCAACGCTTCCATTCTCTCCCGATGAGAGATAGCGGAGCGTACCTACTTCAGATCAATCAATTCGCTCAATTCTTCGAAAAACTGAGCGATTCCCTGAGCTTGGTGTAACTGCTGATCATTTGTCGCTGTTCTTAACACTTTATCGACCTTCTGTTCCGTTACGTACAACATTTTTAAAACGCCTTCATTTCCCCGTTTATCCCGACTTTCTTTCAAGAGCTTAATATCGTGCAGGTCAACGTCGGTTAATTCGCCTGTTGGTATCCAGTTAGCCATTCGCCATTAACCTCCCTGGCTCATTCCCCTTCTGTCCTCCCGCTAAATCCTGCGCAGCTCCTTTTTTTACCGGCAACATTGCGCCTTGAGCCCCTCCTGTATTACCAAGTAATTCGGCTAATTGCGCCTGAAGTTGCTGAATAATCATGTCTTTCTTCTCCATTTCAGCAATTTCATCATCGCTCGGAACAATATCGTTATCATATTTAAGCCCTGCCGCGTTTTCTCTAAGCATATTGGCTCTGCCGCGCTTACCAATAATTTCAATGTCAATTGGGTTTGTTGTAGCCTGCTGAAATTCGTTCCGCCTAAGTTGTAACTGCTCCTGAGCAATGATATAATCAGAGGCCCTCGCCCGAATGTTAATATCCCCTATTTTGGGAACATCATCGTCATAAAGCATAATACTCAACCAGTGTTCATAAATGACTTTCTTGATGATATTGTCGTCAATACCCATAACGACATTCCGCATCATGGCATTCATGTTGTTTATCTGCATTGCAAAGCCGGAGGCTGTGTCATTCGCGCCTTTATCGCTTCCGCTCATATAATCCGGTATGCCCGTTGTTTCTGCCGCCTGCCGTGCAAATTGCTGATATACCTCTAAAAATATGTTTGAATATGGATTAAATTCAGTCAGATAAACAGCTTGAGATGGGCTATTAATGTCTGATCGTGTTTTAAATATCATCCATGGTGTTATTTCTGTCGGGTTAAATCCAGGGGCTAGTCTATCCCAGAGAACTTCAATTATCGGCCCTGAAGCAAAAGCCATTCTGTTAAACAAAGACCGTGCGCAGGCATTACAGGCCTTTTGCTCTGATCTCATGAGTATAACGGGACTTTCACCCCAAATACTATCATTATTGTAAGAAAACGATGCTGCAAAATACGGTTTGTAGCCCAGAGGATGAGCATTTAGTCGGGCCATAATCACCCAATCGCCTATCAGCCATGCTGTTATATTATACGACATTTCCGGTTTTAAATTATCCTCTTTGCTGCCCCATTCAATCAGGGCCTCACCTTGCACTGCGCCCCAATACTCTATCGCGTCAATCTGTGCATCGGGGTCTGTTTCTGCTGTAAGCCTGCCCTCAGCTATATTCCTTGATGTATCGCTTGACAGCCATTCCCTGAGCCCTCCTTGCCCGTATTCGGCCAGCACCGCACGTATAGCGTCATCGTCAAAACCATCAACCCCGATCATGGATTGCAATTCAGATGTCCTCATCCTATGCCTTTGACATAAATATCCTTCTTGAATATTCTTCGCGCCAGGAGCAAAATACATATCATAAGGGCTTACCCTTTCATATTTTCTCACAGGTTTTCTAACAGTCTTTATCTGTTTATTTCCCGTTAATCCATTATCCACCCAATCAACAACTGGTTTCATACGAGTTATGGGGCCTTTCATGAACGCTGTCGGGAAAATAGCAACATCATTAATCAGCCTTGCTAACTCTTCGTAAAACCCTCCTTCAATAAGTTGATCTTCAACGTATTTCTCCATAACCTCAGTCTGGTTTTTCGCTCTTTTGTAACCCTCCGTCATTGTCTTTTTACGAATTTCATCCAGTCTGTTTTGAACCTGTACCTCGTCTACTGAGTAGATCCCGTCAACGCTGACCATCTCAACCACTTCTTTTTTTACCTGTTCTTCTATTTCCATTTGAGTTTCTTCAGGTAAATCTGGAACAGGGCTCGGATCAAATCCCCATGGCTTATCAACTCCGGCAGGAAGTAGAGAGTTTTTTAAAATTGCCTCACATGCCCGGCTTTTATTGTTCGTCAGCATCATATAGAGTTCTGATCCGCCAGGTGTCTGCTGCCTTATTTTCGCCAAATCTGAGGGGTCATATTCACCTTTTCGTGCCCTAAGACATGAATCAAGGAGGTCATCGATACCATCAGATGTTTTTGCGTTTTTTGCCGCTTCGAACGCTTTCCTCACATGCCCAGCCAGCATTGTTGGTAATGTACCCGCCTGTTCTTCCCTGACATTATTAATCAATTCCCGGATGCGTAATTCTGCTGACGTAGCTGATTTATTCGGCTTATCCTTTTCAGTTTCCCGCTCTATTGTCATCATCGCCCCGGTTGGATAATTATCTGATTTTATTTTATTGTTTACGACATCTGATATCATACGAAAAACCCGCTTTCCGATCTCGGAGTTACATCTTTTGAATAAATTGATGGTTTATAGAATTTATGTGCTTCCAGGTTATACACGTTACCCGGCTGCGCGACCGGCATTATATCTCGCTCTATACCGGCAAGAATATATCTGAGCGCGTGAAAGGCATAAAGCGCAGGATCTTCCAGCGCAGCCTTAACATCGGCTGTATTCCTTTGGTCTTTAATGCCTAAATTCTCTAACTGTTTGTAAATTATACTTGTTTCCGGGCTGCTTATCGCTGATTCCGTTATGTACTGATTGACCAGCGATAAACCATAAAGCAGGTCTGACGCTGACGGCGCAGGCATTAACCGCCAGGGCGCATAAGTCTTGATCCCGGCATTATGAACATTAGCGAAGAACCCGTCCTTGCCCTCCCGGTCTGCATAAACGGTTTCAACATCGTTTTTTATGGCGGCGTCTATGAATTTGGTTACCAATTCGCTTTGTGAGGCACTTTCAAATTCATCCATCCATGTGACTTTAAACAAACCTGATTCTGTTTGCTCAAATTCCAGGGCTATCGTCAGATAATATCCGGGAATGAACCCGGTAGGTGAAACCATTGCAGAAATGACGTTAATGGCATAAAAAGAAGCATCTCCTCCGGCATCGTTGTAATAATCAACGATATAACCGCCTCTATCTCGTCTTATCTGCTTAAAACCTTTCATCTGGTTCCTTTTAAACTTCCTGTAAATATATTAGCAGTGCCATTTCTCGCCATCGTCTCATAACACTGTGCCAGCCGGAAATGGTCAGGCCCTCCAAGTTTCGGTATATAAATATATCTCTGTGATCCTGTCTTTTCGTCAGTCTCCAACTTTTTAGCCGTTGCATGACAATGTTTTGCGTATGTTTCTACAATCTTGCTTTGTTGTGGAATTATGATATCTTGATTGCTTATTTCTCTATGGCTTGCGTCCATAGCATCAGTTCTGTATGATGTGACTGTATAATCCCTCTCATTCCAAGAATAATCACCCTTTTGATGCTCTGAAAAATAAGAGAGGTAAACCTTAAGTGGAAATCTTTTTGCAAATGCCCTAGCCCCATCCTGATTTGGCAGCCCGTCAATTACGCAACGGCCTATATTAAATCGTTTCATCAACCCATCTAATTCTGACCAACCTTTTTCTATGCCAATAAAAATTATCTTGCCCTTTTTCGTTGCATGTTTTTTGCTGATAACAATATGGAATAAATCACCTTCAGCGCCTCCCTGGTCAATACCCATGTAACACGGTCCAGAATCTGAATCTGATATGCCATAATCACCACAACAATTGTAAACTTCTTGGATTGATAGTCTATTTTCTGCTTCGATATAGGGGCGGCCCAAGCGCAGGCGAATGAAATTTGCCTTATCGGTTTCAGGGTGTTCCCAGGAGTTTAACAGAGACTTTAAATCAATCCATGGATATGAAGGATGTCCTATTGTAAAACCGATAATCTCTTTTTCTTCCGGCCTCGCTGACACCCACTCACCAAATCTTGGATCAATCTGTTTCCCGCAATGTGTACAAATACGGATAACCGATCCATCAGGCATCCTTCTTAATATTTTTTCTGTGCTTGTGAGATTCTTTTCGTTCCAATATTCCTCCAAATCCATACATATCCATTTGCCGCACGCTTGACACTGGATATACCAATATTCTTGATCTGATTCCTGAAATTTCTTATCACTTGCATAATCCGGTAGGGTGGGGTTTGCGAGATATGACATTGTGCCAATATCAGATTTTGCCATACGTCCTTCGATAAATTCGACAATCTTCATATCCATTTCATCGTATTCATCAAGTACAGCATGGTCAACTGGATCTCCCTTTAGGGCTGCACTTGATTTCATGTCCCCACGGCCCCCGATGTCCTGTGACAGCCTGCCGGATCTAAAATATAAAAATCCTGTACCTATTTTTTTAATTGTTGCAGAATCAGTATCTCGGACAAAACAACCTATGGTATCGGGATTATCTTTAATAAGTGGATTAAATCGGGATTTCCCGAAATCGGCAATTTTGTCTTTTGACGGCATTAAATACATTACACCACGTTTGTAATATGAGTATCGTAGGCCATGAATAGTATTTAAAATTTCACCTTCTGAAAATGTCCCCTGAGTGCCTTTGCGAATAACTTTAACCTTTGGCCTTAATGACATTGGACGAACTTGGAACTCATGACCATCCAGAGAAAACAGTATATTGCCAATCAGCTTAACCTCTGATCTATACGCCCAATACCACGGATTAACAGATTTAAGTGCCTCATCACCGCCCGCGCTTAATTGATTCTCTATGTTGCTGTAATATGTCATCAACCGCCTTTTTTGATATTGATTTTAAAATTTTTCTATCTTCTTCCGTCAACTGAGGTGTTACCGTTATAGAGCCATTCAATTCATGCCTCTCTATCGGATAATCACCGCGGAGCTTATGCGCGTCCATCCGGGCTTTTTGCGCTATCCCGATATTGTCAACCTTATACTCGATTACCGTTTCGCCGTCCCCGTAATCCTGGCCCCCTTCCGCACTGTGAATTATCATGCCGGACTGTGCCCTGATTTTATACCCTCTTGGCAGGCTATCAGGGTTTACAGCGCCCTTGACTTTTACGATTTTCGGTTCTTTTGCGTTAAGTTCTCTCTTGAGTTTCCGGGCCAGGTACAGCGGTGTTATGCCTTGTCCTAGCATGGCCTCGTGTATCGGGTTTCCAATCGCCTCAACTGCATTTTTTGGAGTTTCCATAATTGCTAAGTATTATAAATCATTACATTTTTACTTGTCAAGAGCAGGTTTTTATGAACTTAGGAAGGGTAACTTAGGAAGTATAACTTAGGCATGGAATAATGCACAACTTTCAATTATTTTACTAATACCTGTAACTATTTGAATTTTATTGATAAATTGGCACATCAAAAATATTTTAAAAATAATTAAAAAAATATCTTGACATTAATATATGTTGGTATTATTATATAATTAAATGATTAACCGTACCGGCGGAACCGGAAACTTTAGCAGAAGGTAGGGAGATGATTATTAGATGGTTGGGCGCATTCGGTCACGGGAGTGATCTACAAGAAAGTATCAATTTTGAACTTTCCCGCTCAACTATCGCTTGCGCCGAGGAGGTAAAAAAGGGCGCAAATAGCGGAATGCATCCGCATATTAGATTAGGATTATTAATATCCCAATCTGGTATTGTCAGGCGTTGGAGCTCTGACGTCTGGTCTGAGTATAAGGCCAACGGAAAGAGACTCCGGAAAACTAGGGATGAAGGGGAAGCCTATTCCGGCCATAATGAAATTTGGGTAAATCCCAATCATGTGATAGGTTTCATCCTTCGAGCCGGAGGACCTGCCATTTCTGCAAGTTCTTTAAATATCATTAAATTGGCATCTAAAAAATATAGATTGCCGATTTACAAACTTAACAGAGCAGGAGAACTGCTGAAAGTGAGGATATCATGAAAATTGTTTAATGCTTGCTAGCGCTGGTGAAACCCCGGATAGCAAGCTACAAAAAACTCCCGAATTGTGGGGAGAAAAAAAATATACACAACGAGGCCACATGCCCTTGGCCTACGAATCAAAAAAATGAATGGGCAGATCGTGTAAGGGAGACAGGTTGGAGCCTACATACACAAAAATGTCGGCACTCCCATAAATCTTTAAATGGAGGAATTGAAATGATAATAACTTTAACCATGACTGAATTTACAGAGTCATGGGAAGGTGATGGGATGAGACCCGGAGATAATTCCAGGTCTGATTCCTGGACCGGTCAGCTTGTTGGAATAAAGCTGACTGAAAATGAGACAAGTAACATTTATTTGTCTCAGGCCGTGGAGGAATATCCGCGACGGCAGGAACTGTCTACTAGCATTGAAGATGTCCAGTGTTGGTTGACAGAAAGAGTAGCTCGTCTGGAATGGGCTGCTGAATGGTCTAAGTTTTTCGGCCTTGTCCAGGATGACGGCTGGTACGTCGGTGTTGATTACGCTTCAGCCGATGAACCGGAAATTTATGATTCCTGTGGTAACTATATTACAATAGTCCCACAGAATATAAAACCTGGTGATTTTGAGGCGTTAGCAGATGTAGTCGTTGATGCCTTTGATGAAATGTAACCTTTACTTTTAAACAATGCGCCTTTTTTTGTTTAATAATATCAATACTTTAGCAATCGCACGGAGATTGTCTACCATGCAGTATTTGTAATAAACGGTGGAGCTAAAACGGAGGTAGGGAGACGGCATACTGGACTTATAACTTTTAAAAGAAAGGAACATAAAAATGGGAGATATAGAAATTTTTAGATGTAAGATATACGGTATGGAATTTACCCTGATTTTAATAAACCTGTCAAATTACATGACCGGGATATGACCAATGGAATTACAAGGAGATAAAACAATGAAAGCACTGAAAATATTATCAATCAGGATTGAGCGCGATCTCTGGCTTGCGCTCAGGAGAATGGAAGAGGACGGCAGGATAAAAAGTATTGTTGCCGGGATCAGGCAGGCGATCTCGGAGTTTGTGAATAAGGAAAGGAGGTGATACTATGAAACGACCGGCTTTATGTATAGCTTTGTTTGCGCTAGGGTTCGCAATCGTAGTCGCTATTCTGCTGCACTGTTGTTAATCATTTCGGCGCGGGTGTCAACAGCCCGCGTTTTCATACTTTTTTATTTTCTATCATTTTTTTTGCTTGGAACTGTTTAATCACAGACGGCCAGGCCCAGATCACTGGTCTCTTTGATTGACCTTTATTCGATTTCATCACCCACCCACCTTCTAGTAATTCGCGACCGTATCGTTTAACCAGGGTTTGTTTAGATATCATAGGGAATAATGCAGCTATTGCGTCCCAACCCTCGATGTGTGATTCGTTTACGCTCATATCCTCACCTCAGAAAAATCATTATCTTTCCATTCGACCATTTTCCACGTAAACCACGGCCACCGATCCCGAGCCCACTTGTATTTTATGACGCTATCTTCCCACTTGTGGGCCCCCTTAATCTCATGTATTTCTATTCCCGTTGGCTTAATGATGAAAAAATCAGGGGTGTACTCGCAGCCGTTCTTTTTCTTTTCTTTACCCGCCAGGTTGAAAGTCACACCCTCAAACTCATAATAAATTATATCTTTCGTGAAAAATAAGGGCCTTAATACCTGATTTTCGTAGCGTTTTTCTGTTTCATTCATCCTATTCGCTGGTATTGTAAAATTAAGACTTACAGTATTTTTTACAGGTTCCGGCTTTTTTATCTTTTTATCATCCATAAACCGGTTAAATGCTGCGATTGAATTAAATCTTAATCCTGGCATTTTTACCTTACTTTAACCTGGGTTAGAATAGTACTATTTACCGCATCTGTAACCAGTCTCCACTCATAGCCTGGTTCAGGAGGCGGCGCAAAAATTCCTCTCCCCGCTAATTTTCCACCAAGCCGTATACCTATTAATTTTTCTATTTCCCTAAAATACTTCTGTGGCAGTAAATCTTCTTCCCTGACCTCTAAAACTCCATCCTCTTCCTTTTCTATAATTTTTATTCTTGGTATCATTTTTTGTTCCTTTCTCCGTTAATTTTTATTCAACCAGCCCGCCATAGCAGTCAAGATCGGCATGGTGTTTTGATACTATTTCCATGCAATCTTTATGCATGTATCTCCGCCCTGAGGGCAACCGTTTGTCTTTGTGTTTGCAATATTTATACTGGCATAGCCTTTCCGTCATCTTCGGTCTTGGCTTTGATTCGTATACCCCTTTCCTTTTTTCTGCTTTCTTTTTTCTGTGCTTATAATCTTCAGTGTCGTGATATCCGCCAGGGCCGCGGAGTTTAACGCCAGCTTTTTTTACCCTACGCCGGATCGTTTCTCTACGTATCCCCCGGAAAAACGGGTCTATCATGGCCTGGATCTGCATCGTAGGATACTGATTATACAGCACTTGCCACATTTCAAGTTCGTCAATAAAGGCGTACCCTACCGTTTTGCCAAGCGGTTCAAAAAGTTCATGCCAGGGGTATTCATTGTGTGCATTACCCACATTATTCACCAATCGCCAGCATGGCCAGCTTCCTCAGCCCGTAAAACCACGGAATAGCAAACAGGATAATACAAATTATAAACGCCGCTATTATCTGTATTTTTTTCATGTTAGGCTCCTTTCATTGCATTAGTAATTAATTTCATTAATTTTGGATTCTCTTTCAAAAGATTATCCCAAACCCGTTCAACTTCTTTAAATTCTTTAATTTTTTCTTTTTCATACCAGTTTCCGTTTTTGGTTTTTATAACCGCAACACCGTATGACCACGGGTTTAGGACCTGATCCCATTGCTTTGAGATTGATTCCAGCGTTTCATATATTGCGCCTGGGTGGGTTTTGTTTTTAAGTTGATATTGTATAAATTTATATGGATTAAATGGAGGATTTTTTTTATTAAGTGTGCTAATTTTTTCAGCATATCGCACAATTATATCTAAATATTCTCCCACATTATTTGTAAAATGCCCACCTGATAATATTTTAAGACCTGCGTCAGCAGGCGACGCAGTCGCTTCTTTTTTTTCTGCGAGTGGAATCGGAATATCGTCATTATGGGCCAAGGCGGGTCGTTCTTCTTCTGTCTCTGCTTTTGCTTCTGCTTTTGGTGTGTCATATTGACAACCATTTGACGCCATCTTGACGCCATCTTGACAACCACTCGACAAAATGAAGTCTAACTCTATGAATTTATTAATATTTGGCGGTTCTGTCATGAAGCATAATTTTTGAATTAAATCAGGTGACGCCGGTATGACGCCGTCATGGTCGGCAGCTAGTAACCAAATGGCAACCAGTTGACCGCGCTCCGAATCTGATAAAGATACCCACTCAGGATTACGCATAATCCTTCTATGAATTTTTATCCACGGAGGCTGCCCGCGGTCTTTACGATATGTCTGCCATTTTTCCCAGTTGTTTATTTTAAGATATTCCAAAAACACACCTCAAAAACACAGATTTAAAAATATTTAGCAAGGTATTTTTATCCCAAAAACTTCTACCAAGGTCTGGCTGGCGCCTCAGCTCTTTCCAAGACCTTTTTAATGTTTTGAACTACGATGGTCGCTAGCGCTCTACACTCTTCACAGTAGATGTGGTAAAAGCCAGATCTAGGATTTCTATTAAGTCCGAGTGGTTCAAGATGATTTTTCATTACATGCATCATAAACTCATCATATCCAAGATTTCCACAACCTCTACCCGAAAGAAAGCCAATTGGACAATCTGAACAATAATTAATAGGTATAGGCGCTTCTTTTTCTGCGAGGATGCAGCAAGGGCAATTTATACTCCCTTTTGTAACATCCAACCCTTCTGAAATCCTTTCCCAGTGATAAATACTATCTCGAAGAGCCTGTAATCTTTTCTCTGTAACTATCATCCCTACATCTTTCATGATTTACCTCTTCCCCTGTCATAATTTAAAGGCACTAAATGATCGCAGGACCCGCAATAATGCCGCCCCTTTGATTCCCAATATAGGCCCTCACTGTAGGAATCGAATAGCCTGCCGCAATACCAACAGCTTTCAATATGATCGGGAAATACAGGAAAATGCTCTTGTAAATAATAGATAATTGAGAACGCCTTTTTGGGTGACATCTTGGGGATATGTCCCCTTATTAAGTGTAAAGATTCGGGGACTTTTCCTTGCAGAAACTCATAAAAATTTTGCAACCATTCCACGTCGGATAATTTACTATCATCATTGTTTTTTATTAAGTTTATCTCATTATCTCTCATCTTTTACCTCGCTCTAGTTTATCTGCACGGGCACTTAATCGATTACCTATTTCATTCACCTCATGCAGTATTTTTGTTTGTTCATTAGTGTCTTGTATTATATCATTATCATCCCAAAACATGCTTAAATCGCAAGAAGAACATAGACCTGAGATAATTTTTAATGCTTCTATTTTTGCTTGTCTTTTATTCATGGTTTACCTCCTCGTTTTTCCTCAACATCCTCTAAAAACTCCCAAGCGTCTTCTTCCAATATCGTTTCAGGGATCATCTTCCCTGGGGATGGAAATTTTACAACGGGCTTTCCCCCAACATAATCAAACTCAACACATCTGACGCAAAACATATATTCTCTGGACGTTATCACGTTAACACCCTCAACTGGTACTTTAACCTCTTCTCCGCAAGTTTCGCATGTCCACATGATTCTTCCCCCCAAAAAAATGACAGCCGACCCCCTGAGGTAGGGTTAGGGGAGGGCGGGGGCCGGGCGGGGGCCGGGCTGTCGTTCTATTGCCAGTTCCACAAATCAGCAAAAGTGACTTTCTTATCAGACCACTCAACTATTTTTTCAGCTAACTTGCGACCAGGCATTACTGATTTTCTTTCAAGGTCAGAGATATACTGCCTTGTGACGCCCAAATCGTCAGCGACTTCCTGTTGTGTTTTCATTATTAATTGTCTGTAATCTTTTAGTTCCATGCAAGCATTATAAATTTATAGATATTTTTTGTCAATTGATTTTTTTATAAAGAATTTTCTTGACATGGTTTCTTACCTGTGCTTTAATGGGGTCAAAATTTAAAGCTGGTTTTCTCAAAGATTCGCATAGCAGTCTGAGGGTAGCCGGTAGGCCCAAGCATACAGGCAGTTAATCACGGGGCCGCTTGATCGGCGCGGAACTTGACCTGTTGAGGGTAGGGAAGAAAGAAGAAATTAAATAATGGAGGTATTGAGATGGAAAAGACAGCTTCTAATGTAGCGCTTATCAGGGAATTTTTTGGTGAAGGAGACTATGGAAGGAAGGTTGAAATGTCTGAACTAAAGGTGCTTACTCCTGATGACAGACAAGAACTCGGAGACCTTATTAGGGCCACAATTAAGTAGAAAAAGTTCTTTGAATTTGCTGGCAGGAATGAGGTGAGATAAGTCCTATAATGGCAATTACATCACTTCAAGGTTGTAACTCACCATTTCCGGCTGCCGGCAAATGGGGCTGAAAGCTCAGTGAAACTGAGTGAATAAATTAAATGCGCTGGTCATGTGACCATTAGCCGTAAGGCAGCCACCATGTAGGCAGGCTTTAACTGCTAGGCCCCATCAATTTGAAATGCTGACAGGTAAGAGGTGGCAGCGGCGTGCGGGGGAATGGGGAACTTGAAAGGGTTCTATCTTACCTGTCAATATACTCACCGTCCAAAAAGTAAGAGGCGGTGGAGATGGGCTTGCCATTGAGCAAGTCTACGTCGTGTCGGCACTCCCGTTTCGTGCATTCGGCGCGAAGGGCGGGTGCATCGGAACACCCGCTCAGTTGCCGACACGATTTTTAAAAAGGGAGGGAATAATGAATTTATTAAGTCAAGAAACAGCAGCAAGAATATGGGAATGTTATAGTGAGATTAATCGTGCCGAAAAATTGCTTGAAGAAATGGCAAAATTGGAAGAACAATTTCGTTTTGAACCTGAACAGCAAAAGCTTAAAGATGCTTTTGGCAGGCGACGGGATTTACAACTTGGTATCCCTTCCGGTGAAAATTCTCACAGACTTTTTAATGTTGCACCTAAATTGGCTAAATCTGTAATACATGCACATATTGCCACCAAAAAGGCTGAGTTAATAGAGGCGAATGAACAGGCAAAAATAGAATTAAATTGCTAACCCTCCATAATGCGCCTAAGCCGGTGGCCCGCGCTTGCAAGTAACCGGCAATTAGGGAAGGTGTTTAGATAATGGATGATATTATAAATACCATAGAACTTGTGACTCTTCAAGGTGATGTGATCGAAATCAATTTCCCAGGATCAATCGCAGATGAAGTGTTTGAGGATTATTACGAATACCGTCAGCGCAAAGGATGGTGGAATGTTGGCGATTGGGATGATGTAAAAGTGAAATATAAAGGACATCGATTGTCGGAAATTAACATGGCACAAATAATCGGAACGCGGTAGGAAATGAAACGAACAATCCGGCAAATCCTTGAAGGCGCGGCAATAGCAGGGATATTTCTGTTACTTGTCTATGCCCTGATAACCCCTGAACCGGCCCCGGCCCCTGAGTTTACCTGTGAGGATGTTGAGATCCTATGCTTACAGGCATTGCAGGCCGAAGCGGAGTTGAAGGGGCTGCTCACATACCAGATGATGGAAAGTATTAACGATCACATTCAAGAGGTGAAGTCTTATTAATGTATCGGTTGAAGACCTGAAAGGAGAGTAACATGGAAATAACAGAAAAATGGTTAAAAAAGCACTCAGCATGTCAAGACGGCATTGAGTGGTATAAAACCCAAAAAAATAAATCAGCGACGGCATTATTGGAGGCCATTATCAGGGAGCAAGAGCCGCTTGATTGGTTTAATTGGTATTTATCCCGGCGACTCAAAAAGATCGATAGGGTCAGATATGCGGTTTACGCAGCCAAACAAGTTATAAAGATTTATGAAGAAAAGTATCCAAATGACAAAAGACCTAGGGAAGCTATTAAAGTGGCTGAGAGGTATATAAAATATCCAACCAAGAAAAATAAAAATGCCGCCAATGCCGCCGCCAATGCCGCCGCCAATGCCGCCGATGCCGCCTATGC